AAGCTGGGGTTTAAATTTTAGTGCTGTGAGCTGTCCTGATTGCAACAAAAAAATGAAGGAATTTGGTTTGAATGTTATGAACACACCAGTCTTTTATTTTGCGCCACTATACCTGTATGACAGATTATTAAAAGCGGAAGGTAAAAAAGGCATAATAGATGTGGAGGTCAAATCTAAATGAAATTACCGAGTGAACGACTTAAAGAAATGATAATGGGTAAACTATACTTTGTCAGTGAAAATTTAATATGCCCGATTCATAGTTGTCTGATTAACACATGTGAATCATTATCTATTTCATGGTGCCCGGAATGTATCAAAGCCTGTGATGAAAATGAGAGGCATTATCAGGAGGTAATACATAACCCAGCTAGTACTCCCCTCGAAATTGAAGCAACAATGGCTAGACGGAAATGGAGATTGGAACAAGGGGAGAAAGATAAACGAAAAAAAATTAAGATCCAAGATGAAGAGATAATTAAATCTTTGGCTGGACCAAAAGGAGCACCTTGTATTAGGGATGAAAGAGCAATTGAAGCTCTTGAATCTGCAGGAATTAACATTAAGGAAATGGAAATAGGGCTGCAAAAATTAAAAGATTTTGATGAGAAATATGGAAGATGCCCCTTGCCATATAAGAACTGCAGATGTATCCCCGGCAATACGCCGGAAGTCAATCCTGAATTTATTGAATATTGGGAGAGGGTTGAAATGGATCATAAACTGGAAGAATTAAAAAGGGCTGCTAAAGAGTATGCAAATATTCCCGGACAACTAATTACGCCAGAAACCTCTTTAGCACTGGAAAAAGAAATTGAGATTAATGAACACTGTCACAACTGTGGCTTTAATGATCCAAAGCGTGATAAGAAATATTGCGCATTAGAACTTGAAACAGATTCTAAATGTCCCGGTGCTGGTAAATACAAAATGACACTGGAGAGAATCAATGAAGAAAAATCTAATATGGCAGTGAAAGATGATTAACCGGAAACGATTACGTAAATTTAAGAATAAAGTCAAGCGATTACAACGTTTGATTGGGCATCATTTAAGACATCCAGATCAGGCAAGATGCTCATGCTTCATGTGCCGTTCAAGGAAGTATAGACAGGATAGAAAAAAAGTAAAAGCACAATGGAAAAAGGAGAATGAATTATAATGAATAAGCCAATACAGAGACACTTGGATCAAAAAAACTCTATGGAATATTGGTGGGAAAAAGTAAAAGAAATAGTCCTTAACACACCTGCCTCAACTCCATATACTCTGGCACTTGAAATGACTGATGAAGAGTATACTGACTACTGCTATCATAAATTTAATAGTGGCTTCCTTCAAGCATTGTCAACTAAGATTAGTGAACTGATACTAAATGATTCTGTGCTGGATTATCCAGTATTTATGCGGACTTCCCTGTCCTCCTGTAAACATGAATGGAAAGATACCTGCTTCGTAAAGGACAAAGAAACGTTGCAACATAATTTATTTCATTTATTAGAAGGGGATCTTCTAAAAATGATGCCAGTTCCAAGTGTGATATTCATCAGAGAAATATTCGATTTGGAGCATACTTTCAAAGCGTTTAATGATATGCCCATCGCTAAAGAATTTAGAGTCTTTAGTGAAGACGGTCACATGAGACATTTCCAACCTTACTGGATACCTGATTCAATTAAGGATCCAAGCATTGATAATTGGAAAGATGAATTAAAAAAGATGCATCATATTGATGATCTGGATAAAGATTTAATTGTCAGTGTGGCAAATCAAATTACAAAAGAAATTGGTGGACATTGGAGTATAGACTTTTGCTTGACAACTAAAGGTGAATGGTACGTTACTGATATGGCATTAGGGGGCTGTAGTTTTAAGTGGGAACCCCTAAGGTACGATTGGAGTTTTGAAACAAGTTATAAACAAGGAGTGACTGAGTTTGATAATTTTATTAACAAAATATAAGGGAGTAAATGATGCCAAAAGAAATTAAAGCATGGCAGTGTAGTTTTTGTAGCAGCTTTGCAATGAATCATGAGGAAATTGTAAAGCATGAAACCGCATGTGTTATGAATCCAGCAAATCATGCTTGTCATACGTGCGAAAATTATATTAAAGTTGACAATTCCCAACGTTCAGATAAGTGTGCTGTTGGGATTTACCTTGATGATGGGATGCACACCAAGACACGAATATTCTGTTCTAAGCATGAATTAAAAATCAAGAATGAAGGACGTGAATAATATGGCATATGAAGTTGATGTTAAATGCCCAAAGTGTAAACATGAATGGGAATGTGATCTTCATTATTTATTTGAGGATGGATATGAGGACTATGATAAATTCGAGGGAGAATTTACCTGCCCTAAATGCAGTGATATTTTTTATGCTGATGTTAGAATAACAATTGGCACTCATCAAGAGATAGTGGAATACAAGGAGAATGAAAAATGATAAAAGCAATACGCGAAGTGAATGAAACCCTTATGGAAATCAGGGACATCCTCGACAAAGGCCAAGACGAGGACATCGAACGATCTAAACGACACTTGGCAATTGCTGAAAAGCATTTGGCAATACGTGAAAAACAGGACGCTACCGAAAAGGCTTATCGGGGCATAGAGGAAAGATGGTTAATGGAGCAAATTAAGAATCTCGGTGAATGTCTCTATGATGCTGAACTATCGATGAATGATGCTGATGTTGAGATAGTCGGTATCTTAGAGGGGATGTATAAGGATTTCACAGGCATAGCAGAAAAGTATAACATCGACTGGAAATCAGAGGTCGAAAAACTTAATCAAGGAGAACGAAATGACAGACAAGAATAATGAAGAACTGGTGTATGATTTGACGGATATGTTGAAGCCTAATTTTACTATTATCGGAGACAATCGAATCATTATAAAAATTGGCGATTATTACCATTGCTTTGATGAGTCTGGACATAGAACCATGCCCGATGATAGTCAGAAGATTTTGAGCATAAACCCTTTCGTGCCACTCCCCGATGCCAAACCCCGCAAGTGGGTAACGCTTAAGACGCAGAACGGCGTGGATGTGATGTGTGAGTTTGTGGCGACGCATAAGGGTATAAGTTCAGGTAAGAACGTTATGCTTGTCCACTCAAAAAGATTACAACATGCGGTTTATGAAGATGGGACTATCGAAGAAGTTACTGATTCTGGCATCGCCCAATTCTACACGCCCATCCTAGACCCACAACCAACGCCACTGGAAATGGTGAATGAGATGATAAAAAATAATCCAGAAGGCTTACCCCTTGATGGAAAATTACTAGTGAGCATCGACAAGATCAAAGAACTCCTAATAATGTTGGTGGAATTGGAGGCGCAGGATGAATGATAGATACGAAAAGATGCTGGCGATTATAATCGCACTTTTAGTCCTGTTTGTAGTCATTATGTGTGTCAGCACGGCTAACATCGACCGTCTCGGAAAGCGGGTGCGTGACATTGAAAAGTACAACCTTGAATCGTTCAATCAGATGTCGGAGGATAGGGCTGATAATTTGGAGGCTACTGATGGATTATAACTGTCCAGCAACAATGAAGTTAGTCAAGGATAAAGTCAAGGTAGGTCAATACTGGCGATCAATTGAGGATGGTCAAGATTTGAAAGTCCTTGAAATGGGAAACACTGAAATATGGTTTCATCATTATTCACAGGCTATGCAGCCAACAAAAGGCGCGATGAAATATGAGGAACTATTAAGGGAATATGAGTTGGTGATTAAAGATGGAAATTAAGATTATTTGCCGGGTGATACTTTGCATTATTGCTATCACCACTGTTGTGTATGGATGTATAAGCAGGTCAATTTGGCATGATAAAAAGTGGTATTATCATCTTAGATTGCTGGTAATGGAAATACTTGGTTACGGTGCAATACTAATATTAATTTATTATGCATGTGAAGGTGCAAAATGACAAAACATAGAAAAAAGAAACGTAAATCTAATCATAAAATGAAACTCTTTAAGCACAGAGTGGAGCGTTTCTTGCAGGCAGTGGTACCAATCAAATTTGCATCCTACAGGGTCTGTGTGGATCTGAATGGGCATATAAAAGCAGGGGAAATGATTCTTGAAAATGACTTATTTAAAAGAGAAATTCAGGGAGATTGAAATTGATTAATATCATTACCGATAAAAATTACCCTGCTTTACGTAAACAGCAAAGAAAAGAATACTTTCATTATATGAGGTATGACTGTAGGTGGTGGAGAGTTAAAAATAAAGTCAAAGCACGGGATAATTTCACATGCATATTATGTGGCAGTAAAAGTGGTATTACGGTCCATCACTTGACTTACCCAAAGCATATATCAGATACAAAGGAAAACCATTTAATAACAGTATGCCATACTTGCCATAACAAAATGCATAAACGAATTAAACTGCCTCTATGGATTAAGAAACATTTAGGGTGGAAACTTCACGTTTTAATTCTCAGTATGCTTGTAAAACCCTGCCGTGGGTTTTGGTATATTTACTGTATTTACAAATATCAATTATTTAAAAGAAAAAGACAACCAATCAAAAAAGGAAGTGAAGAATGTTAGTTACAGAAAAAGAAATTAAAGACTCAGAGACATGTGTTAAGGCATGGGCTAATGATGTGTACTACCCACATAAATGTACTTTGCCAGAGGCAATGCTTAAATGTGCTGAATTAAACAGGAACTTTGATACTTCTGAGTATCAATATGAAGTTGAACAATGCTCCAAGTGTAGCAAATTTCATGTTTATAAAGTGAAGAAATAAAGGAGAATAAAGTGACCGTAATTATGAATGAGTTGATATGGATTGGAGCCCTTACTATTATATTAGGTACTGTTTTGATATGGGGGGCTATACATCTAAGGAACAGTTTTTTTAAGGCAATAGAAGATAATGCAGATTTAGAGAAAAGAGCTATTGATAGAATGATGGAAAGCGCAAAGCTAAAACGTAAAGTCACTCCTAATACAAGGGAAGTTGCTGGGTGGGATATTAAATGGTGCTGGGACTGTACTCATTTTGATGAAGAAAATAAACATTGTGAGCATCCCATGAGGAACCTTGGTAGGGGAGGATGCTCCAATCTATGGGTTTATGAAACTAAATGCACGAACTATGAATCAGTGAAGAAATAAATTTAAATCTTATGTTCCGTAAATGTGAAATATGTAACAGGATTTTCCAACAGGAAGGATCAAACTGCAAGGTTTGTGAAACTTGCCAATCATCAAAATATAAAAAAGTCAAACGGAAACAGAAAACCAGAACTAAAAAAAGGAATAAGGGAGCGAGGTCAATCAACTCCAAAGGGTATATTCTGGTTTACTTTCCTCAACATCCTATGGCAGCTAAATCAGGATATGTTTTAGAACATCGACTAGTCATGGCGCATCATTTAAAAAGAGTATTGAAACGGAATGAAGTGGTGCATCATATTGATGGTAACAAAAGGAATAATAAAATTGGGAATTTGGAAATTATTAATTATCGGGAACATAATAAGTTGCATGGGAGGAAGGAAAGAGAAAAGATTTAAATTAATCAGTGCCTCTGGTTTTGGTTTTGGTTTTGAGGATCATCTTATAACCTCCAGACTCCTCTATTTGTTGTGCTACAATTGCATCATAATTCTTTTTGCGTTTCAATTTGTTTGCTCGGAATGGTTTGTAATTTACATAGTGATGAATACGCCCATATCTCATTACCAGTTTGGATACATCAGGGTGCACCCTGACTTGCATTTCCGATTTAGGATAAGTGCCCTCCCTTGCATAAAACTCCCCTGTATTGCCACCTTTAACTGTTTGTGTAGCCATTTTGCCCTGTAAAAAAGTATTAAATTGAATTGTGCAATATCCTCCTTTCAAAATATCCAGACTCAGTATTGTATCCTCATTATATCGACCACGCCAACAATAAGGAATATCATTACGAATAAGATTACATGAGTATATTCGTGTGTTAAATACTATTGCTGGGTACTTCTGTTTAGATGCCACAAATCCACGATAATTTGGTCCTGCCATATAAACATTTGTATATCTCAAACAGAAGTCCTCCATTACCCTGAATGGCATACCTCCATTTATTCTAATTCTTTTATTATGATGATACCTGAAAAACTGGTTTATATTATCATCCATTGTCCAGTGCCAATCATAACCCTCTCTGATTGAATGCTCCCACAGGAAGTTTCTAGCAGGTCCGGGTCCAGTGCTTTTTGTGCGCCCTAGATCATCGCACAACTCATATTTATCTTTGTATGATTCATCAAGAATTAGTAATGTAACAAATGGATTATCTTTAGTTGCTTGTTTATACTGCTTGTATTCCTGCTCTTCAATGACCAGTGTATGTGGTAATTTGGAAAGACTCAATGCATTACTGGTTAGCCTCACATCATAACGACCTTTGCTTGGAATATATATGGGAAATCTGTTTAGCACTATTCATCCTCTGTGAAATCTTTCCATCCATCATCATAGTAACAACTTACTTGCTCATCTTTCCAGTGCCTGAAATCGCATCTTGAAAATGTAATATTGCATTTAGCATAGGCAAATAAAGTTCCTGCTCTGTCCTTTTCTCGTAAACGCCTTCTGATTATCTGCATATTTTTTCCGAACCAGAAATTATAAAATCCATCTATGCCAGTATTCACGTTTCCAAACATCCCTGCACTTAACTGCATTCCATCTTGACAACACAGTAAATATGAACCGTCTGAAGCTACAGTTACATAAAGGAAAGGCTGATTACAACGTCTGGTTAATGGTTTTAAAAGGGGCTTCATGCCAAATCGCTTTCCACGCTCCCAATCTAAATTCCCATACCAGTTGCCTAGCAAGCCAGCACGGAACCGTGATTGAGGCCACTTCTCCGGTGGATCCATCAATACAATCATTTTCACATGTGGGCCATAATATTTCCATGGCGTAGGCATTCCGGGTTTAGGATCATAATACTGAAAGAAAGGATAACCGGATTTCTGTGCAAGTGCCTCAAATTCTTCATGCGTTCCATACTGGTCAACATAAATAATATTTGCGCCAGCGTTTAGTAAATCCTTAAAGGTGTATTTTCCTTTACGTAATAATACTCCATTTGTTGTTATTTGAATTTGTACTAAGGGTGCTAATTTTCTAGCTATCGAAAGAAACTCTGGCAAATGATCATTTAATGTTGGCTCCCCAACATAGCCACATATATCAACTCTAACCGATGGTGATACCTTGTTCATGATTGTGAATGCAGAAATCCATGTTTTCTTATTCATTGCAAGATGCTTTTTGGTATCAATCAACCCGGCGCAACAATGTCCACACTTTAAATTACAACCAAAATATGGCTCTATTGACCAGACCCAAGGTGACATATTCCCCAATGTTTTTATCTTTTTGATAGATTTAAGATTAGGGAAACCCTCATTCTGTGGATAAAACTTTATTCTGGTTGATTGGGTCATGATTCATCATCTTCATAGCTGCTATTTTTTAACACATGATCCGCAACAAATGGATACCAGACTGATTTTGTCTTAGGAGTAATTTTCTGCTCTATTAATTTAGCAAATTCTTGAACATCAGTATCATTCTTAAATGAAACTATTACCTGCCTTTGCGGAGATTTATCCTCTGATTCAAAATCAGGCATACTCTCCCACTCGTCATTGGCTAATGTAATTCCAGAAGTCAATTCATCCAGCATCAACTCTTCAAAATCCTCTTCTAACATTTCCTCTTGAATTTCCTCTAACAAGGGATCTAACTTTTCCATGTCAAATGTGCCTTGAATATTTGGGTTGTTCAAGGTGATATTGAGAATGCGCTCTTCTGATTCAGGGAGATCAACTAGTAAGACATCTACTTCTTCTATGCCCTCTGCTATCATCGCAGCTAATCGCTGGTGTCCTGATATGACAGTGTCAGTAGATTCATTGATGACAATGAGATCAACTATACCAAAACGGCGGATGCTGGCTCTGAGACCTGCTATAGCCTCTGGAGTTATGTTTCTGGGGTTGTATGGTGCTGGTTTTAGGGTTGATATTTTTCTTTTTACTATTTTGTGTGATTTTTGTTCTGGCATTTTTAGGTTCCTTTATGGATTACAGGAAGTTCCTGTAACGCCGGGATGATATGTACTGTGTTCATTGTAGCATAAAAAGATGATATTTGTAAACTTTTAAATACTGAGGGTTTTTAAAGGCATGAAATAGGACAGGATGATCTTGGGAGTAGTGGTCCCATGTTATACTCGTATTTATGCTGATTACAGTGTTTTGGGACCGGCTGGAAAAGTAGTGGTCTGTGTGGTGGTCTCACTCAAATGTTGATAAAAGCAAGGAGAAACAAGGTTTTGGACCGGCTTTTCTTATACACGTGAGGAGGATCAAATTTTTTATTTTTTTTTTTTTGAAAAACGTCAATATAGTGGTCTTGCCGGTCTCAAAATCTGAAAAGATACTAGAAATGCGAGTCACAAAGGCATATTCCCAGACCGGTACTCTTATATCATCGTGGTCATCATATTCTGCTATACAGGGAATCATCATGCTCCAAGCATTGGTTAGTAAGTGTAAATGAGAATAAAAATATACAGAACCTCATCCTGTATATACTCCATATAAGAAAAAATAAATCCTGTATATAAAATTTGTTGAAAGATTTAAATTTTTCGGAGTTACAATACCCTGTTATTACGGGACCACTACTTTAAAAACGTGCTGGTCGCAAATGCTGTAATACAATATACCCTGTATCATCCTTGTATAAACAACAGGGCAAGAGAGGTGGATCGTTCATGTGGGGTTATGAAGTAGAAGTGTTTCACGTGAAACAAATTTTGTAGGGAGTTTAAACAAACCTTGAATAATCTGTATATAATTCCTCTTTTAATTCTAGTAAACCTTTACAAAATCTCGCATATAATATATACTTACTCTGTAGTTAGTTAAGTGGAGTGGGTCTCTGTGAAATCAAAAAGAGCATCAAAATATGACTGGGCAGCTATTAAAAATGACTACCTGCAAGGTTTCAGTTGGAAAGAAATAGAAACTAAATATGGGATATCAGCTGCTGGATTGAATCAGAAAGTTAAAAAAGAAGACTGGAAAACTCAAAAGGCTGATTTCCAAATGAAGTTAGCTAAGAAAACTTTAGCCAAGAGAACCGGCGTAACTGTCAAAACTTTAAAAGAATTTAATTTGAAAGCAGAGCAATCATGCGATGTCAGTATAGCCTTAGTCCGTAATCAAATCATTCGATTGTCTAACGAGGAACGAAAAGCAAAGGAGGATAAAAAGGTATATGAATTGGATCCAGATTATCTAGGTAAATTATCCAAGATTGCTGAAATGGTAATGAATCTAAAATATAGGATACTTGGATACAATCCTCCACCGGGTTTTGGTATGGGTGCTCATGGTGATGGGCATCAATTACCAGATGATATTGAAGGGGAATATATGGAGTTGGATGTTGATGCTTCTAAAGGTAATGAAACAATTGAACTCTATAATGAGTTGCAAAGAAAGAGCGAGGCATTGGAAGAGGAAAAGATAAAACTTTTACAAGTGGAGAATAGTAGTGAGCCGAAGAAAACGTAGAAAGTCTGCTATCATTCATAGAAGAAAACTTCTGACAGTCAGAATAGGTAATTTATTTAAGCCTATTCCAGATGTCAGTTGCTCCTCTCTTAAATTCCCTGAAGATGTTTATTTGTTAGGATCGGGACCAAATGGTATTGAGCATTATTCCAGTATTCCTAAAGGTTCTTATGTTGTGGCAGTCAATAAGGCTGTGTTAATTCCTTCTGTCTTGCCAGTGTTATTTGATATTAACGCATGGATAATTGCAGACTACAATGTAATCCAGACCCCATATTATTTAGATGTTAGAAATAAATTCACTGGCACTAAGATATACAGTATGGAAGCAGCTCTTAGAGATAAAGTATTTGGCAAGGATGATTTGCCAAGTTATACTTTTTTTCAACATCCAAGATCAACCCGGTGTTTCATATATAGAGTTGGCATGGATGATTACCAGATGGAGGGTACAGTTGGCTCTATTGCTATTCAAGTTTTAGCAAGGAAAGGAGTCAAGAGAATTAAGGTGTGTGGTTTCGATGTTTCAGGTGATATAGATTTTCAAGGGGAGTTGCCAAAGGATCATAGGCACGGCTCCGTTTGGAAAGCATCTAAATTTTTTGACAGTACAATCAGTTACTTTCAATCGCAGGGAATTGAGATTAGTTCTTTAAGTGAAACTAAGTTACAATTATTACAGAGTGCTGAGATTAGATAGATTGGTAGGGGGATCATTAATTTGGTCCCTCTATTAGCAGGAGAACATTATGTTACCCACAATTGCATATCTTTCCTTAGTCAATAACTCTCTGTATGCCAGACAGGCAGTTGTTAATGCCTATTTCCAAAAGTATCCTAATGAGAAGAAAACTATCTATTTGATTCATGATTATCAAATGGCACCTGTGTTTTCAGATATTATAATTGTACAAAATTTATTTTTAAATAAGCAACTATTAGATAACAGTTGGTGGGCAAGAAAGATTGAGTTGGCACTACAAAGTATTCAAGAGGAGTACATAGTTTGGTGGGATTCAGATGATTTATATGAGCCTGAATACACAAGAAAGATTTCAGATTTCTTTAAATTGAATTCTCAATTTTCAATGGCATGGAATCATAACATGATTGACGTTAATCAAAAGGGAGTTTTATTTAAATCTTTTTCCAGTGGTATTGGTACTTTAGCTATTAGGACTGATGTATTAAAAAGTATTTTTCCCATATTTCTTAAAAAATATCCAGAGCGAGTTTCTTTTAGTAATAAGAAAAAACTTTTTATCCCATTGGATTTCTCCTTTAGAAAATTTATTGAGAATAAATACAAGAGAGTTTTAGGTGAAGGTGATTGGATAAGGGCGTATGTGAATCATCCTAAATCTTTTAGTGCAATGACAAATTCAGATGTAAAAAAGGAAACTATATTATGAGAAATAGGAAGCATCGTTTACATTTGAAGAATAATCCTAGAAAAATTGGTAAGGGCACTGTGTTCTTAAAGCAATGCAGAGAGTTCAATTGGATAGCTGAGGTTTTTAAAAAAGCAGGGTGGACTGTATATACTGGAGCGCACAATAGCCATGCACCTTTAGGCTTGGAACTTTATTTTATGTGGGCTGGCTCTAAATACTCACATGTTGACACAGTGAAAAAACTTAAAAAAGGTGGGGGCAGAGTAATTTATGGGGAGCATGGATGGCTGCCACAGCAAGAGTCATTCTATTTAGATGCTAAAGGAACCGGAGTGTCTTCCAGTTTGATGGATATGAAGTTAGAGGGGGATCTTACAGATAAGCAGAAAACCTTACTGCGTGGTTTGATTGTCAGATATAAGTCTTTGATGGTTTCTAGTGATATTAAAATTCGATATGATGATAAATTTGATAGAGATTTGATAGTACTCGTGCCTCTGCAGAAAGAAGGTGATGATCGAATCATAAGAACCAGTCCATTTAAAACCATGAAGGCTTTTCTTATGAGGTTGACTCTTATTAAAGGAGTTCATTTCATAGTTAAGATGCATCCAAGAGAGCAAAGACATTTGAAATTAGTGAGAGAATTTGGGAGTGGATTAAATTTTACCTTTCTCCCATTTAATTGTGATTTAGGTTCCTTGTTGGATACTGTTGATCATGTTATGACTATTAATTCAACAACTGGCATTGAAGGATTAGCATGGGGCAAGAGCGTAAGTACATTTGGAGAATCTATCTATACTCGTGTTGGATTAGTTAATCAACTTGAGCATGGACAGGCTATCATGAAAGAAGATTTAATGAGTTGTGAAAAAGATCCAGACATGATAGATGTTTTCCTGTATAATTTATTTAAAAGGCAATTACTGAAATCAGATGTTAATCATCCTGATTTTATTGAACGATTATTAGATAACAATTTTACTAAGGTAGGTATGTAATGGCAGATCATTTAAGAAATCCTTGGGTAGTGGAGGATTCAGACATAGGTTTATTTAAAAAAGTTTTGGAAGAGTTAGTCCAGAGACATCCAAAAGAAACTTTAAATATTTTAGAATGGGGCGCAGGTGGGAGCACTTATTACTATACTAAGTTTCTGAAGGAAAAGGGAATTGATTTTAAGTGGTTAGCAGTTGAGCATGACAAAGGATGGAGCAAAAGAGTAAATGATATTTTGGAATTCCCAATTAAAGTGGGGGCAGTGTTTCCTGAGCAATGGGCTTTTGTGCAATGGATCCAGCAGGTAGCACCTTATCTTAAGGTCCCATTTCCAAATGTTCCAGAGTATAATCCGAAATATAATTATTATAAATATCCAAGACATTTTTTAGATGTATGTAATGTTCCCGGATTTCATTTAATTTATATTGATGGCAGATTTCGTTCCAGATGTTTGAAGGAGACACTGACACTTCTTTTAGATTCAGGGATCATAGTTATGGATAATGCAGAAAGAGCATGGTATCAGAAAGCAATCAGTGAGTGCTCTTTAAAGAATAAATTTATTAAGCCCCATTGGTGGATTGCAGATTCCATAGGGAGTCATTTCATTAATTCAGTTGGAAAGAAGAATATCCTTTAGTGAGGCATGAATAAGGAGAAAAGATGGATTATCCATTTAGGAATATAGGATTTATAATTACTCAGAAGTGTAATAAATTATGCAAAGGTTGTGGGCTTCTTATCTCCTCTGTAAAAGACCGTAAAGATACAACTTATGCAGAGTTCCAAAAAGCAATTGAATGTACTTCTAATGAGTTTAAGGAGAGTGGAAAAACAGTTGTAATAACCGGGGGAGAGCCACTAATCCATCCTGACATTGAGCAAATAGTTATTGATTGTTTGGATAATTTCTCTAATTCCAAAGTTCAAGTCTTAACAAATGGGAAAAAATTTCCTGAATTTGTACATCTTTTAGATATTGATGATAGGGTTCATATTAGAATATCAGAATATCCCGGATGGAATGATGATATTATTAATAAATATGTTGATTTCCACAAGAATATATTGATATTTAGGTATGGTGGATTCTGGAAACCTGATTTAGATTTTCTAATTCCAGATATGGATGTGGCATTGGATAGGGCTATCAAATGTGGTTCTGGTGGATGTATTAGATTTTTTAAAGATAAAGTTTATTATTGTTGTGCTGGTGAAATGTTAGAACGATTACATCCTTCAATGGACTTAGGAGTATCAGTTAAATCTGGATGGGAAGAGGATATGAAAGATATTACCTTTTGGGAAGGATGTAGTAAATGTTTTGTAGCCAGTGCTAGAAGTTTATATCTACAATATTCAAGTGATCAAGAAAAAATAGTTCAATCAACTACACATTGTAGTATGGAAGAAGGAGATGAATAATGCCAAGTTCAAGACCAGACACAATAATTCCAGTCTTAGATTTTGTCCGTGCCACTCAACCTAAAAGTATTCTTGATATAGGAATGGGGGATGGTTTCTATGGAATTCTTTTTCGCAGGGAGTTAGATGGCAATGTTATTATTGATAAGGGATTTCATAAACCGGAGTCATGGGATGTCCATATAAAGGGGATTGAAATTTTTTCTTCTTATATAACAAAAGCTCATGAATATGCCTACAATGAGATTAAGATTGGTAATATCTTAGATGATTTTGATGATTTAATTGAGCAAAATGAGAAGTATGATTTGATTTTTATGGGTGATGTAATTGAGCATATGGAGAAGTCAGATGGCATTAAGATTTTACTTAAACTCAAAAAACATTTAAATAGCAACAAACATATTCTTGTTGTTACTCCTAATTATAAAACTCAATGGCATCAAGAGATTGCAGGAAACAAACATGAGGCGCATTTATCTTTATGGAACATTAAAGATTTTGAATACGGATTTTGGCATGAGCGTGGTTTGAATTGCCGAGCCAGTATTGTAGGGAAAAAACTCTTAGGCAGGTTCCAGAGGAATGGATAGACTACCAATTGACAGAGCTCCATATTCTTTGAAGGTCGGTTTTGTTAGTAATATGAAAGTAAGACAGCGAAATAGAAGGAAGAGAGCACAGATATTTCCAGAAGCAAATGAGATAGCTGCAATGGTAGTGAACTATAAAACAAGGGATCTGATTGCAAGGTCAGTATTGGCTTTCAGGACATACTATCCTAATATTCATTTGTTGATTGTGGATGGTTCCAGTTATGATGACAGCACTGATTGGGTATATGAGTTTTGTCAAAGAGATCAAAATTCCACTATGATTGCCTGTAATTTCAATATTCATCATGGACCCGGAATGGATCTGGGCTTGAGTGTTTTAAATTACAAATACGTTTATATTTTTGATAGTGACACTTTTTTAAATAAAGATTCCATATTAGAAACGATGTTCAAATCAGTGAAGAGGGAATCCGCATGGTATGGTGTAGGGAATATAGTAGGTGTGCAAGGTAATGGCATGGATGATGAAATTGATGGGTTTGCTTATCTTCATCCAAGATGCATGTTAATACAGAGGAGCTTCTATTTCAAATTCAAACCTTTTTTAAAGCATGGGGCACCTTGCATTCATACAATGACTCAATTAAGAGATAGGGAGTTGGCATACCTTTTAAAAGATTTTGATGTTGATGCTTTTTTAGATGTGGATCACGGCTTATTAAAAACCTGTCAAAGATATGGATACGATTTAAGAAGGGAAAGAAAATGAGTCTAAGAAGGAAACGAAAAAAGATTAAGACTAAAATTGAGAACAAAGTTGTATCTGATGCTCCTTTGATTCAAGAAACTTTAAATTTACCAACAGTAAAGGAACCTAAAATTTTATTAAAAGACCAAAAGATATTATCTGTAGTGACAAGGCACATGCCACTTAAAAGGAAAGATTCTTTTAAACGTATGATGGATACTCTTTCACCTATGCAGGATCAAATTCAACATATTGTAATAGAGGATAGAGTCTGTTCCGGCTGGAGGCAGTCAGCACAATTAGTTGTTGACAAAAGAAAAGAAGTTACTGGATATTATGTTTGGTTGCTAGATGATGACGATGAATGTACCGCTTCTCACTTGCCACTTATTTTAGAGCGGGTAAGAAATCTTTATGATGTGGATATAATTATTGTCAAGGCGTGGATGCAGAGGCATGGAATAGTTCCAGTTGCAGAATATTGGAATTCCCATGATATATTTAAATTTGTTGCTTGCACTATTGGGATGCCATGTTTCATTTTAAAGAATGAATTATTCCAAAGGCATGTATTAGATATGCCAACTGCGGATAGATGGGTTGACTGGCAATTTTTTTCATCAGTTCAAAAAGGAATTAAGAAGTATAACTATAAATGGATGTTCTTGGATCTTTTAGTAATGAGACAAGCGACTAAATTATTTGGGACAGAGGAAAAGTTTAATAGAGAGGATCCTGAATTTAAAATTTTATATGGTGGTGGATAAATGACAGAGGGATTGACAGTAGCCTATTTAACTTTAACATGGAACCCTATCAATATGAGACATGCTATTATCAGTGTGTTGAACCAAGATTATCCTGATAAGTTGAAAAAACTTTATTTGATGTGCCAAGAACCTTACCCTGATAAAATCATTCATTCAATGCCTTTTGAAATTGAACAAATAAATGTTGCTGGTAAATGGGGGGCTTTGTGGTTCCTGAAATTACAGGAATTCAGCAAAGTAGTGAAAGAGGATATTGTGATTACATGGGATGAAGATGATAGATTCAAATTTGATTATACTCAGAAAGCCCTCTTACCATTTACAGAATTCTTTTCCTGTGATGCTACTTACAATCATCATTCTCATTGGGTAAAGAAATCAGGATTTTTTTATCAGGATTTAAAAGAGCCTTCCGGGACCCTGTGTTATAGACCAGAAGTTTTAAAAAAGTGTTTACCTCTTTTGAAAGAGGCGTATCCTAATTTAGAATCACGCCCAAATCATCCGTTGGATACTCCTTTTAGAAGAATGATAGAAGCCAAATATACAGTGAGAACTCATGAGGGTGAACGGTTCTGGATGTTTCATAGCAACCAGACAAGTAATCTAGTCCATGCACCAAACAGGTTAGTACAAGAGCATTTAGATCATGACTAAATTTTCTAAATTTCAAGTCAAAAAAAAGATTGCACATCTTTTAAGGCACCCAAACGCTAAGTTTAAGGATTTGGCGGAGTTCTGCTTTCGAGATACCAAAACTCAATTAAAAATTTTATTGGCAGAGCATCATTTGAGGATGCATAACTTTATTGACCGGGCACACTCGCGGGGTTATGCAAATGTGGCAATTGAAGCTCATATTGAATCAGGTAAAACGCAAACAATAGCGGTACAAAGAGCATCAAGAGAAGTAGGAAATGACAAGAATATTCGTATCAGAATTTGTTCAGCAAATGATGGAATTGCAGTTTTAAGAGTAGGGGCTATTGGTAATATAATCAGGTACAATGAAAATTATAAATTAGTATATCCAAAAATAAAACCTTCAAGTAAATGGGGGGAATCAGCATTTAGAGTAGAAGGTACTCCAATTGAATCAACCGATTATACAGTGCAAGGTGCAGGAGTAAATAGCTCTGTTCTAGGTGGTGGTACTGACTTATTAATTTTTGATGATCCTTGTGATTTAAAGAATAGTTTAAATGTCCATGTGCAAAAGAAAACTATCCTGATGATCCGGCAAATGTGGCTGTCCAGAGTGAGGAGAGGGGGACGTGTCTGGTGGATAGGGACCCCAATGCATAGAAAAGATGCCATGAAAGTTATCACTAAACGATGGCAAAGATTATCCATGCCAGTTAAAGAGGATCTCACTTGCATGGAAGTTTATGAGAATGATTTAAAGGTGGATGAAATTCCCTTATGGTCATTGAAGAATGCACAAATGATGAAGGATTATAAAAGAGAGTTTGGTAGTACTAACTTCAATGCAAACTTTAGATTGATTCCATTCAGTGAGGAGCTAAGTCTGTTCCAGCATTTTGATCAATGTGTTAGATATAATATTGATCCAAGAACCTTAAAATTTAAAGCGATGTATGGGGGAGTTGACATGTCCTCAAAAACCAGAGCTGGAACTGTTTTAATACTTGTAGGAATTACTATGGATGATGTGAAAGTTCCAGTTGAGGTAGTGTATATTGATGATCCAATTAAAATTGAAAGAGTGCTTGTTGGGTGGAAAGCAAAGTATGGTAAAGCAAAACAAGGCACTGATTTAATTCGATTTCTTCATGTGGAAAATAACTCAATGCAGGATGTTTTAGTTGACATCTTGAAAGGCAAACGAATACTGCCAATTAAAGAATTTTTAACTGGCAGAAATAAAGCGGATCCTTATGTAGGATTGCAATCGATGGATGTTGAGTTTGAAAATGGATACTGGCAAATCTGTGTGCCACATCCAAAAGACAGCGAATGCAATTGTGCCTTTTGCAAGTTGGTAGATTCAATGTCCATTTATCCAAATGGAATGCAGACAGATGATGTGATGGCATTCTGGTTTGCAAGGGAAGCATGTAGATGGGACTACAAGAAGCCAGCCCCTCCTTATGTTGAGACTGAGAAATTAGAGAGTGCAGGGATACTTCAGGGGTACTAAAAGCAAAAAAGACCCGGAGTTCCGGGACTAATAGGGGTAAAATATTTGAGGAGTTTTTTAGTTTGTCATTCCATTATCCCATTTGCCTTTTGCTGTTTCTTTTGCTATGTATCTTTCAAGATATACTGGTTCTCGTTCATCGTGTGCATGATGCCAGTGATTTTGTGTATCGTTATCCCTCACATAATTATTTGCTTGATTGGGAGGCATCCCAGTTGCAATGATTTTGCTATTGATGATTCTAACCGGATCATCAATAAAATAATATCTGACTATTGTATAAGTCACTTCTGCCATCCGTTTGGGAGTGCTTTGATTTTCTAATTCAAATTCTGCTAAATAATCATCAGTAACTTCAAATTCAATACCTTCTGATTCTTTGATGTTGTCTGTCTTTGTCATTTTCTTTTCCTTTGTTTCTTTGTTCTTTAAACTTACAAAAGTAATTGTAAACCTTTTTTCTAGCTATGTCAACCTTTTTTCTGAAATAATTTAAATCTTTTTTGATGCTCTGAAAGCACATTGTTTATCATACTTACAAAGATTTCATATTCAAAATTTTAAAATTCTCTTGATACCGGTTGGCTTTATCTATTCCTTTATGGTATAAATGAAACATGGCAGGTGATCTTCTAAAGAGAATCAAAAGTTTGGAAAGCGCAGAGGCTTTTTATCTAAATGCATTCACTGACACTTTAGCGGATACTGATAAGATCATTTCCACTAAAGGCAGTGGGTACTTCACTTATTATGATGAAATGATTGATGCTGATGCAGTACTTGCTGGTCTGCTTGATAATCGTGTGGATGCGGTCACAGCATTATCTTGGATAGTTGAACCTGCTTCAGATAGTACATATGATATAGACCAAGCAGAATGGATCACTCAATTATTGAATGATTTATCTTTTTTTAATATTTACCAAGATGCGATTTTAGGTGGAGCCTTAAGAAATGGCTTCAGTGTTCAACTTGTGAATTGGGATTTAGCAGATGGAAAGTATGTGCCTTTAGAATTAATCTCATGTAATCCTAATTATTTTAAATTCAATCCTCTCACCTATGAGTTGGAATTTAAATCCAACAAATTAGTCAATACTTGGGGACCTGTTGATCCCTATCGTTTCCTTGTCCTTTCTAATCGACCAAGATATTCAAATCCTTATGGCGTATCTCTTTTGAGATCACTTTTTTGGCTCTGGTGGTTCAAGCATTACGGTTTCATGTGGTGGATGCAAGCAGCTGAAAGAGGAGCCGTTGTTACTCCAGTAGGCAGTTATGATGAAGATGCTACTCCAGAAGATGTTGAAACATTAAAATTAGCCTGTAAACATTTCCTTGGCAATAAGTATATTGTCAAGATGGAAAAACACACTATAGATTTTCCTGATATTAAGACTGATCCAACTTTAACTGAAAAACTTATCTCCATGATAAATGAAGACATGCGTTTCAGGGTAGAAGGATCTGTATTAGCGAGTGGTACGTCTAATTCAGGGAGCAGAGCATTAGGGCAGGTGCATGAAAAACGTTCGCAAGCTAGAAAGGAATCAGATGCTAAAGCGGTAATGACCGTTGTAAATGAACTGATTTCTTGGATCATGGATTTAAATTTTGGGCAGACAAGAGAATTACCTAAATTTGTGTTGCAGTATGAATTGCAAAAAGAAGGGGCAGAGGTAAGAGCTAATTTAGAAACCGCAGCTAAATTAAATCTTCCAATCTCCATTGAAACCGCAGCTAAAGAATTACAACTACCTTTAGCAAAAGAAGGGGAAGAGATTATTAAACTTTCTCCAGATACATCTTCTATGTTTGATGTAAAAGATTCTGATGTTAATGATGAAGTGGATGAAATTGAAGAGCTCTTAAAAAAAAACTTTTCTTTCAATTTAGACGAAACCTCTTAGGCAAACAACAAATTGAAATAATTAAATTTTACGAGAAGAAAGCAGTAGCAGAGGGTGTTAATTTATATGATAACTGGCGTTGGCAAATTCAATTGTGGTTATCTGCGCAGGGTGATTTAACAAACGCCTTTACTTATGCTGATTTCTTCACATTACAGGATCATTCATTAGCCTATCATTTATATAGTAGAATGCTGTATGTGCTCCTTTCCTCGTTTCATGGTGTGTATGAACTTCCTACAATTAAAAAAGAATTTGATTTAAAGAATTTTTTAGCAGCTGGAGTTTGGGTGAAATTGCCTCCTGAAGAGGCATACAATTTCTTTAAAGATAAACATGTTTTAACCAGACCTGAGTTTGATAAGCTGGATGATTTTACAAGGCAATCTGCTTTCACAGCTGCAAATATTTCCAAGCGTACACTTGAAAAGAATTTGAAACCAGCAATTGAACAGGCAATACTAGAGGGATGGTCACTTCCTACATTAAAAAAGAATCTGGATCAAGTTCTAACAACTAATGCTCATATAGAAAATATATATCGTACAAACATTCAGAGTGCTTATAATCATGGTCACATGGAGGGAATTTATTCTCTAAAGGATCCAATACCGGGGTACCAATTTTACGCTGTAGTTGATGATAGAACTACAGATATTTGTTCTTCAAGGGATGGAATGATTTTTAAAACTGCAGAGGTTGGTGAATCAGGAGAAATTCCACCACTTCATTATAGGTGCAGGTCTACTATAATTCCAATTTTTGCAGATCAAATCAAAGGCATGGGAGGATACACAACAGACCCCTCTTCTATTCCACCTTTAACTGGCTTTGGTGGATTCACTCCTCAATTGAAGCATAAAGCCCCTGTTCCGGTGATTCCAACTCCTACAATTCCAACTCCTACAGGTATTGCACCTAAAGGCGTTACACAAAGGGCTTTTAAAGAAATACCAGAACTGAATGCAGATATGATGCATGACATAGGTCGATTTGAGAACTATAGAACAGGGACTTATGGAACATTTGGACCTTCCCCCCCTGTAGAATCTGGAGCTGTGTATTTACAACCAAAAGTTACCGCCGGTAAATTAACAAGACACTTTAGAAAATTAAAAGGCAATGCTCATTCTGTTTCTTTGCATTATCCAAGAGAAGAAAAAAAAGTTTTTATGATTCATACACATCCAATACACAATACTCCATCCGCACAAGATGCCCATCTTATGCTTACAGGGGATATAGATGTAAGTGATATTGTTTCAGATGATTATGTAATTACTATGAGAAAAATTACTTCGGGTAAAGTCTATACACAAGATGGTGTTGTAGGTACATTTAAAGAATTTGATGACACTATATATGAGAGTGTCAGTGCTAAATGGAATGCATTGAGTGATATTAAGCAGGCATCTACTTTATTAGATGATGTCCAGTTTAAGGCTATCAAGGAATATGGCATAGAACATAATTTATATACATTGACTAAACTTAAACGTGAGGAATTTGGAATATGATAAATAGTAAATTAAAAAATGATGATATTATTTCAAATGTAGATGATTCTGTTTCAGATGCTATATTTAAATTCTTTGAAGAAAATGGACGTTACCCTGAAGGTGAAGAACTAGATAAAATCATTGAAACAGAACAACCTCCCCAAAAAGATGAATAAATCCATTTTGTAAACCGTTGTGTATTTTTATTTCAATGGCATAATATAATTAGGCTATAAGGAGAAATAAAAATGAAATTGGATAAAGATCCTTATCAGGTTGAGTATGAAGCAATTCAAGAAGTTGAAGTGTTGCGTGAAGGCACTTGGAATGGACGTGAGTATGATGCTTCATTTATAGAAGATATTTCAGCAACTTATGATCCCAATGTTCTTAGAGCTCCATTACAAAGAACTCATTGGGGGGATGGTGCATCCGGTGCAATAGGGCACATATTGGATTTAAAAGTAAAAGATGATTTATCACCTGATGGTGAAATTTCTTTAGTAGCGGATGTAGGATTTTTAAAAGAGGGAGTAGACTTAATTGAATCTGGACAAATCAATGAACGATCTATTTCTTGGTCAGATTGGTATCCTATGAATGGACTTCCTTATATGCTCCATTTGATGATAATTGGTGATTCTAATCCTGCATCAGTGGGCATGGAACCAATTAAATTTGTACCGGATAAAAAGGAAAAAGCAACAATTGAAAAATTAGCGAATACTTCTTTAGAAGGGGAGTTAGGACTTTCATGGACTGCTAATGAAGAAGAGTTTAATTTCCGTGTAAGAGTAAATAGTAGATTTAAAGATGGAACGATGCGTGATGTATGGTTGGATAAAAAAGCCGGAATTAAATCTGTTGTTGGTAAATTAAACCCTGCGTATTTAGCAGAAGATCAAAATCCTGAATCTTTATTTAAGAAAAGTATTACATTTTTAAAAAGTAAAGATTGGACTTTCAAACGAGCGAAGGAATGGGTATCAGCCCAAAAAGAAAATGGAAATTTAACAATGGAATTTATTATGCAAAAAGATCAAGATGAAATAAATAGTAAACATTTAAATAAAATTACTACTCCAGATATATCTGGAACAAATCCTATTGAAACAAGGAGCAAAGACATGAACGATGAGGTTGAGAAAGTTCAAGATGATTCAGGCAATCCGCCCATTATACCAGAATCAGATCCCACACCAGCACCTATACTTACGAGTGGCACAGTGAATTACACTGTGGAACCTGATAGTGCAACTGATCTTGAACGAAAGAACACCATACTTTCAGAAGAATTAAAGGAACAAACTGAAAAGAATCTTCAGTTAAAACTGCAATTAGCAGATAAGCTTCAGCAAAATGTAATTAAGCTAAAAGCCCAAACCATAGAAACTGAAGTAGATCAACTCTTAGTAGATGAGTATATTACCCCAGCTTATAAAGAGCAGGGTCTTGTACAAATTTTAGCTGCACTTCCTGAAGACACTTTTGAACTTAAGGGTAAGACAATAACTTATAGGGATGCTCTCTATAGGTTATTTGAGTTTAATGGCAAGCTTAAAATTAAGCATGAATTTAAATCCAAAATGACTCCATTAGGCAAATCAGGTGAAGATGAATTTTCAGCTTTAGAAGCTGAGGGAAAATCAAACAACACTGATCTTGCTAGATTGGCAACTAAGATTTCGGATGATGAAAGTATTAGTTATGAGGATGCACTTCCAAAAGCACTTAAACAAAGTGGAGGTCAAATATAATGACACAATTACATCGTGAAACAGTTGAAAAGCATTATAAGAAAGTTTGGGGGCAGGTGCGTAGAATAGCAGAGACATTGATTGATGAAGGGGACATTCTTCAATTTGGATCGGCAGAGCATTTAGTTATAGCTGGTACTGCTCGTACTACTGTCCCTATGGGAGTGGCACTCAACACAGTTACTACTCTACAAATTGCAGCTTACGCAGCTGATTCCAGTATTATTGCCCCTGTAGAAGTAGATGTTCAAGTCGCAGGATTTGCTGTATTACTCGCAGGAGCTGCGGTTACAATAGGTCAATTTATTGTATCAGATGCAAACGCTCGTGGTGTTCCTGCTACTGGTGATGGCGGAGATGAAATTGTAGGTAAAGCCTATAAAACCGCAGCTGCAAATGGTGATGAATTCCATATACTTATTAACTTAATTCCTTCCCATGCACACTAACCATGGGTAGATAGGAGGCATTAAATGCCCGGAGAACCAACTATAGATCAAGTACACATTGATGCAGCTTTGACAAAACTTGCGATTCAAAAATTCTTTATGGATCCATCAAGATTTGTTGCATCAGCAATTGCCCCTGCTATTACAGTGGAGAGTGCAGGTGGTAAATATTTTGTAGAGGATCCACGCCCTGTAGCAGGGGACGAGCATGAAACTGAAATTATGTATGGGGATGTTTCTCCAGAACTCAATTTCAAATTTGAAAAGAAGTCTTATGGTACTAATTTGGAAGCACTGAAGGTAGTTCTTCCTGATGGTACTGCTAAGAATGCTGATCAAGTTCTTCGAAAGAAACTTCAAGGAATTGACAAGTTAGTCAATAGATTTGCAGTTAAACGAGAGCGAGAATTAGCTGGTTTAGTAACCGAATCTGATTCTTATGAAGGTGGGGATACTGGTGCTCATTGGATTACTGCAGCTGGATTTTGGACAGGAGCAGTTGATCCTAAAGTTGATATTGATGCAGCAATTGACGCTGTGGAAATAGCATCAGGTGTTACACCTAACACAATGCTCTGTTCCCCTAATGCGTACAATATTTTAACCCGCAATGAGGAAATCAAAGAGCTTATTAGATATACTTCCCCAAGTGCCGAGCAGTATTTAAGAAAGGGCATTATTGGTGGGGAGTTGTTCAATTTGAATTTAATCAAAGCTGGTGCAGTGTATAATGAGAATGCACCACTTGAAGCAATTTCTATGGGCAGAATCTGGGGCAATGAAACCACTGATGCAGGATCAACATGGGCACTGATTTGTTATGTAGACCCTAGTCCTGTTGGTGGAGCAGAGCCGTGGACATCAACGTTTGCAGCTCAGTTCGTCTGGAATATGAACAATGTATCCCCTGAGCTTATGGGTAGATTGTTGACTTATAGATTGCCTGAAAGAGAGGCTACAGCCTATGATTTCAGAACTGATTTTGAAATTCAGCTTACAAATAATTTGGCAGGAGCTATGATAGTTGGATTAGCTGATGTCACATAGGAGTAGTTATTATGATGGAATACCGAGCAAAGAGGACATTGAATTCAATCAGGGGGATTATCAGGACTGGTAGCAAAGTCCCACTTGATTATGAAAGATTTGAAGAGGCATTAATGAAAGGATGGATCGAATTGATTACGGAACCAGTTGAAACGACCCATCCTTTATTGCCTGAAGAAGTTGAAACCGAAATCAAGGAAGAAGTTGAAACCGAAATCAAGGAAGAAGTTGAAACCGAAATCAAGGAAGAAATAGAACCGGACATGCAAGAATTTCCTGTTGAAAAATCAGAAAATTCTCATGAACTTTTTGATGTGAGTATTAGTACTCATTGCCTTTTTTTAAATGAGGATTCAATAGAAGAGTTAGCATTAAATAATATTAAAATCATGGATGATCTAAAAGATATTGATGTTGATTCCCTTGTTAAAGTGAAGTATATCGGAGTTTATAGAGCAGAGAAAATTTTACAATGTTATAAGGACTATCAAAGTAATGGCACGTAAAAAATTTTTAATTCTTAAAGCATGTAAAACTGGATGTCCTAAACGAGGCAAACAGACTATTCATTATCGTAAGGGGGAAGTTGCAGAATTAGATACAGACAATCCTATAATTACGAAATGGGTTAGAGCAGGTAATCTTAAGGAACTAAAAAATGAGAACGTTTTACACGACAATACAACAGCTGAGGGACACAACCTTAAATGATAATCATTTAGTGGAATGTATTGTGGACAGATCAGGAGCCTTAATCACAGATTCAGATGTGGTAAGACTTCTGGATAAGCTCATTTATACTGAATCACGTATGTTTGATGGATATTTAAGAGGCTTTTTAGAAGTTCCTATTCAACCAACTGTAACTTCATTGACTGGATCTATTACAATGATAAATGGATCCAGAGTTATTTTGGGAGCAGGAACTTTATTTTTGACTGAATTAGAAGTAGGAATGGAAATAAGACTTGACGATGAAGATAACTGTAGAATGATAATCTCTTCTATTTCTACTGATTTAGAAGCCATTTGTGAGGATTCATATTACGGTACACTTTTAACAGGGGTCTTCAGTAAATATATATCTAACATTCCCGAAGAAATTTCAGGTTTGATTTCAGGACATTTAGGATGGAAACTTTGGCAAAAGGATGGCAGGTATGAAGAGAATAATCCATTTGCCAGTGAAGAAGCAGAATACAGACGATTAGCAAAAGACATTAGAAAAGGTGATTATAGATTTGATACAGCTGCAGGTGAAGAAATAACTACAAAACCAGCGTATTATAATACAGATGTGAATATAGATGACGCTGTAATGAGTGAGTCTGAATTGAGGGGATATATTCCATAATGGCATCTACCCCTAGAATACCAACTGGTTCACCTGCTTTCTCTGTTAAGATGAAAGGCAATGAAAAGTTTGATGGTGCTATTAAAAATTTAGTCCAGAGAGGGAGTAATACAGGTAGAATAATGCGTTTGATTTCTATCAGAATGAAAAGTTTTCAGCGTGATCATTTTGATAAGGAAGAAGATTCTTTAGGGAATAAGTGGGAACCTTTATCAGGGGATACAGTTGCATCTAGAAAGGGAGCAAAACAGGGTAAAAGGCAAAGGGCACATAATATATTGCGAGATACAGGCATAATGTTTAATTCAATTACAAATGTTTCTGACTTATACAGTGCTCTTGTAGGAACTAATATAGAATATGGAGCTACACATCAATACGGTGATTCTGACAGGGGTATTCCACAGCGAGAATTTTTATATTTAAATTTAAAAGAGACACAAGTTTTATTGAGGATGTTAAAAGATGATTTGATATTAAGAGCATTAGGAGCAAGGTACTAATGGCAGTAGTTGAAACAGCATTTAAAGATAATCTTATAATTGAAGCAGCTGGCGATTTAATAAACACAGTTGTTCAATCTATCTGCAATGCCACAGTTTTATCTTCAAGTGGGTACACCTATAATGCTGATTGGCTAGAAAGATTTGAATCAATTAAAGATTTAAATGTTATTAGTGCACACACCGGGAGAGATTTTAAAAAAGCAACACATGAAAAACCTGACAGGTATCCTTATGTTGGTTTCTTTTTAGATAATGTAGTAAGAGATTATGAAAGCGGGGATGAAAATTTTCAAGGCAGTTTGGGATTACAAATTGGAGTTGAACAACCAACATTTGCATTAGCCCAAAAAGAATTAATTGATATTCATAGCGTTTGCAGAAGTCTTTTACATTTGGATAAATCATTAGGCGAAATTGCAAGGGGAGTATTGGCAATAGAAGATTCCCTTGTAGGTACTGCGATATTTAAAGGGCTTGATGTAGTTGGAACAGAAACTGCTTTTACTACTTTAAATGTTGGTGAATGGATTGCATTAGAAAAAGATATAGATAGTTTCGGTGTAATTGATTCAATTACAAATGACACTGAATTGAGATTGGTTGATGCTTATGCAGGTGAAGAAGGAATGACAGGGGAGATTGCATCAGTAAAATATTTTAAAAGGGGCGGTTTACTATCTCGTTTAGAATGGACAAATTTTATTGTTCCAATTGAACCTTTGAATCAGAAACGAATGGGGGATGCTTTTATGGATTTGATTTCTTATTTTACCGTGTATTATACTGATGATGTTTATAAATGTTGTGGTATAGGAGAACGTAATGACAGCTAGAATTAATCCAGAATCTTTAAAATATACTCCATATAGAGTGATAGTGCCATTTGAGGTTGTGACTCAAACAATGGAAGATATGAAAATTAATTATCCCAATGCTAAAATTAAACTTATAACTTCACCAAATTCTATTACTGGTGTTTATGCTGGCGGTCAGATAGTTGATGCCCCTACTATGATTGAAAAAGCATTTTTTAATAATCCTGTATGCAGAAGATTTTGTAAATTGATTCCACAAACAGGTGGCTATGATGAGCCTAATTCAGGATTAGCAAGGTCTCGTAAAGGATCACATCTGGGACAGGCAAAATTTAGAAAGGCACTAAATACCAGACCAATTGAATATGAAGAAGTTAATGAAGAGGAGGAAGCAAAAATTAAAAAGGAGGCGGAGCTGAAACTAAAAAAAGAAGCAGAGATTAAACTAAAAAGTGATAAAGAAAAATTGGATAAAGAAAATAAACAGAAGAGAAGGATTAGAGATCAAGGACCTAAGAAAAAATCTGACGCCGATACAGATAAATCAAATAAGCAACTGAGAGGTGATTTTTAATGAGTGATTCAAATTTATTAGGACATTTGGACAACAATCATATTGGTCCGGCTGTTCTTAAGTTGTATGATGAAACGAATGATTGGCTGGTTGATGTGGGGAAAGTCGACGATTTAGTTTTAACTAAAACAGTAGAAAAAGCATTTGTAACAGAGGTAGTTTCAGGTGTCACAGTACAGAGCAAAGGGCATTCTATAAATGAGGAATGGATGTTAAAAGGGAAATTTCGTGAACTTTTGGATCCCAATACTCAATATTTAATGTTTAAAAATTGTGGCACTCCATCAGTAACAGCGGATTGTAGCATCCAAACTATTACAGAAGTAATTCAAGTTTTTTCCGGCAGATGTAGATTAGTTGTGCATAATAATGGGTTCTACGGTACAGGGATACTCCCTGCCCCCTCTGGAATTGTGATTGCAGCTGTGGCAGCTCCAATTGGAAATATGCCTGATACTTATGCTGTACATGTTGAGGCTGTGTATACAGGTGGAGGAACATCTAATCCAGTTCTAGCAGCTCCAGCAACCATTGCTGTTGGTGCTGGTGAATCTTTAGCAGTCCAAATTACAGCCCCGGCAGATGGCTCTGTTCCTGAATCATACAATATTTATGTTCGTGGTATAGGTGATGTAGATGCAACACTTTGGTTGAATACAACCAGTTTAAATGTATTTTTTACAGCTGTTGTTACTGGTGGTGCAACAATACCAGCTGATGGAACTTCAAGTATCACAGTAACAAGTAAAGATGGGCTGACTATCTATGATGTTGATGTTGATTATTCTGTAGAGCCATCCTGTGCTGGAATTTGTATCATTGCTGATGGGGCTATTGAAGATGGTCAATGGATAAAAGTAACCTACAGTTATTTTGCCAACCCATTTACTACAATCTCATTAGGACCAAGTAATAGGTACCCTAAATACGGACATCCGGTAATTATAGCAATGAAAGATGATGATAGGGAAACACCTGCCGGAAGAGGAATTGAAATCCATTTATGGAAAGTAGATATGGAATCAGGTTTTGATATGGAACTTGGAAAAATGGATTTTGACACGGGTTATGATTTTGAATGGAATGTATTTTTTAGTGAAAATGATTTAAATCACGGTGTGGTTTACACATACCATAGACAATTTTCAAGTTACGGTTTAGAAGATTTAAGAGCACTCACTGAATACAGCACTGCTGATTCATGTGCAGATGCATCATAGGAGAGCAATATGACCGGTGAAAAGGACAGAATTGATGTAGAAACACCAAGGGAGAAATTGGAATTTGATGTATTAAAAATTTCAGATCCTAAAGGTAGAGATGTTGAGATTGATACAGATAAAGGAGTAATAAACTTTAAAATTATTCCTTTGTCTGTTGAGGATTTGCAAAATTCAGAAGGCAGAATTCGTAAAGTTATTGAATCTTTTACAGAGTTAAATACTCTTGTTACAGATGTAGTAGCATCTATTAAAGATTCAAGAAAAGATTCGGAAAAAGAAATGGAAGTAATTGATTTAATTGATATTTTGATTACTGAATTATCTGATGCTTCAAAGTTAATAGGCTTAGGGGATAAGGGGATAGAGGTAGTTCAAAATATTATTGAGATTGGATCAACAGCAAAATGGGAAGATTTAAAAAACCTTTCAATCTGGACAGTTGCAAAAATTGTTAAAGAAATTATTGGGCACAATTACACGGATAGACTGACAGGTTTTTTAGAGTAAGAGCCGATTATGGAAAGAAGAACAGAAATCGGCGACTAACTTATTTTGAGATTGAACAATTGTTTTTAAAACATAGCTTTTCTTTAAATGAGATTCATAAATTCACATTTGGTGAAACTATATGCCGGTTGGATGTAATTGTTTTGAGAGAAGGTATAAGTCAATGTGAAGCCCAATATAGTCAAATAGCAGGTTCACTTGCTGAAGCCAAAGATAAAAAGGATGCGTTAAAAAATATTGAATTACAAATAAAAACTTTAATGCATAATTTTGATGAATTGCAGGTAATTTAATGTTAGGCATAGGAAGCCAAAATTATTTAATTAAGGTTATTTTTGGACTGGAAAATAAACAATTCCTGTCCAAACTGCAAGCTACAGGAACCAAGATGAAGAGCATTGGTACTTCAATGACTCGTAATCTTACACTCCCTATTGTTGGTGCTGGAGTGGCTATTGTAAAATTCTCTGCGGATTTTGAAAAGCAGATGAATTTTGTTCAAGCGGTTACAAATGCTACCACAGAAGATTTTGAAAAATTAAGAAAACAGGCATTACTTTTAGGTCGTGATACAGCATTTAGCGCAGCTCAGTCTGCCGAGGCGCAAAAGTTTTTGGGTATGGCAGGATTTGAAACAACTGAAATTTTGACTGCTATGCCAGCAGTTTTGGATTTGGCAGCTGCGGGTCAAATGGATTTGGCAAAGGCAGCTGATATTGTCACTAATATAATGACTGGAATGGGAGTAGAAGTAGATCAAGTTAGGGGTGCTGTAGATGTATTAACAAATACCTTTGTTCAATCCAATACTAATCTAAGTCAATTAGGCGAAGCCTTTTCCTATGTTGCCACAACAGCTAGTGAATTAGGGATGAGTATTGAAGAAACCGCAGCTGGTATTGGTTTACTAGGTAATGCAGGTATTCAAGGGTCAAGAGCTGGAACTGTATTGCGTAATGTCATGGTTAGATTAGCCAAGATCAATACACAAGTTGCCAGAGGCATTGATACTAATGTTACAAAAGCCTTTAAAAATTTAAATATAGAAATAGAAACGAGTGAAGGGACAATGCGTTCGTTCACAGATTTAATGACTGATTTCAGAGCGTCAACAAAAGACATGACAGCCGTGAGACGCAAGGGACTGTTTAGTGAAATTTTTGGTATTCGTGGAGGAGAGGCTACTGCATTATTAAAATCTACTGATGAGGAGTTTAAAGCATTTGTAAAAAGTTTAGAGGACTCTGCAGGTACAGCTGAAAGAATTGCACTAAAACAAATGGAGGGTTTTCATGGTCGAATGACTATGTTAAAAGCGTCACTTGAATTGCTGGCAATTTCATTTGGTGATTCAGGGATATTGGAGATGTTGACGGAGTTAGTCCAAGATAAAATAATCCCTTTTATAAATAGAATGGGTGAATTGAATCCTTTAATATTAAAAAATACTTTAAGAGTTGCTGGCTTTGTAGCTGCTCTAGGTCCCTTGATCTTTATTCTTGGAGGATTGATAACGCATCTAAGTACTATTGGTCCACTTATTTTTACAATTGGAACTTACCTTACCGGAGTGCACCTTGAATTAGTAGGGGTAGTAGCAATTCTTAAAGGATATGCGTGGGCTGGATTAGGTGCCTCCATTGCTAATTTTGCTATTGCACTTGGGTTTGTAGTAATTCCATTAGCTGCTGTTGCTCTATCAATTAAAAGTATAGTTGATGATGTAAATGATAGAATGTTTAATGCAAATCTTGCTGATATACTTGAAAGTTTGGAGGATCCAAATTTTATTAATTCTTTAGAGAACATTGAGGAAGTAACAAAAAAGATTCATGAGAATATTAAAGGCATTTATGGTTTTGCAGGGGGAGGATTTCCAAAAGGGCTTCGTGCTCCAGAAGTGCCCCTTCAGATAGAGTTGCCTGAATCAGCCTTTGTGAATTACAAAGATGTATCTGGAGAGGAAGCGAAAGCTGCGGAAGAGCGTGAGGCTTATTTAACAAGAATAGAAGATAAAATTAAAGCTATTAATAAAGAATTAAAATTTAAATCTGATCCTGAAATTAAAAAGGCTTTAGATGCATTACAAAAATTAGAGGAAAAATTAAATGATGTTAAAAAGCCAGTTGAAGAAGTAAAAGAAGAATTTGTAAGTTGGTTTTCAGTAATAAATAAAATGTTTAGTGATGAAAATGCTGATAGGATACTTGGTTTTTTTGATAAAGTCAGTACTGTTTTAAATGATATTAAGCAAGCAGCTAAAGAGTCACAAGAAGCCTTTGAGAAATGGCAACAAGTATTTGCAGGTCCAGCTTTCCCACAAATGACTCCAGCAATTGAACAAATGCGTGAGTATGCAATTGAACTTTTTAAAGAAACTGGAAAAATATTTACAGGCGATATTCTAGGTAAGCATGGTGTACCTATTGGTGAGGGCTCTGATTTTGGTACTAAAAAATCAAAGAAGGATGATCCCGACGCTGTTAAAAATATGTCCCAAAAACTTAATGATGTATTCCTTGAATCCATTCATGCTTTGACTAAATCAATTCAAAGTGGGGATATTGCAGGTGCCCTGCAAGGTATGTTCAATACTCTGGGCGATCTTTTTGGCGAAAGAATGAATGAAATAATCCAGAAACAAATGCAAAATGCAGAAGGGGTTACTGGATTTGGTGGTCAATTATTAGGAGCATTAGGTGGTGGACTTGTAGGAGTGGGCATTGGATTATTAGGTGGATTATTAGGTGGTGGAAAAAAAGGCAGAGGGGATAATCCTGATACACCTATTTTCGCACATGTCACAAATTGGAAAGATTTTTATCAAGCCGGAGCGTCATTAACCAGTTCATTTATTTTTAGTGGCAGAGCGCAAGGTGGGTATACTGATGCTCATGGAAGGAGTTTAGCTTATGATGTTCGTGATCAACAAACGGGAGTTCACTACTCAACATAATGAATAGAATCTGGGCATATGTAACTATAGATGTGGACAAGGAACCTGTTTCCTCATTCGTTTATTTTGATCCAAGACTCTCTGATGTTAGAATTGAGATGGGTCATAATATGACAGAGTATCCTTTGCGTGATGGCAGAATTTTATTAACACATGATTCTAAATATCAATTCCCTGTTAGAGGTCGATTAGTATTTGCAGGGCAGGATGCAAATTTATTAGATATTTTAAATAACATAAGGTACTTTGCCCCTGTTCTATATAGATCATTTGTTTTACATCTTCCTCTCTGTATTTTTCAAGAGGGCAGACTAGGAGAAGGTGCAAAAGCATTTATGGTATATGTATTAAATATGGATCCTATTTTAAGTTCACTTGCAACCACTGAAGTTCTTCAAAGAATGAACACACAGGGCATAGTAAGTGGCACACAATTTCAATTGGATTTACATGTTTACTTAGATGGGGTATATTCAGATATTGATGATGTGACTTCTGTAGTATGGAATGATAGAACATAAATGGCATGGTCAAATGACATAACAGATTTGGTTTTAAGTGGCGTTCCTATGACTGTCTCTTATAAACTCTATGCTAGGAATGGGTACAGAGCCAGTAGAGGAGGAGCATGGACTGAAATCCCTGTTAAAGAAAATGGATGGAGTTTGGTAACTACTGATAGTGACCCTGTTGTGAGCAGTGCCACATTTGAATTAGGAATGATGGATTTTTCTTATTTTGATGAATTTGATCATGATAATGATATTCAATTATGGGCAGGATTAAAATTTGAATGCACTGTAACTTATTTTGATTTAAGTACAGAGACAGGGATAATTTACAGGGGCCTGTTACATACGAAGCAAATAGTAGATTCTAATTTAATAGTTTCATCTTATGATTTAATTGGAAAAATTAAAACTTCTTTAGTGGCACTGGATCTTGAAGCTGATTTAGTAGAGGATCCATTGAATCCCGGTGTCTATATTTTCAATGATGTTGAGTTGGCACATGCTTCTAATTGGGATGAAGCTGGCACTGAATATTCATTTGAAATTGATAGAATTGTCGGTTACTCATGGGCGTTCGACCATAATATTAGAACTAGAACTCGCAGAGTATGGCGACCGGGAACCTATATTATTGAAAGAGATACCGGTGCTGGATATGTAGAGGTGACAGCAACTGAATATTACATAGACACAGTATTAGGACTGGTGAGATTTTATGATGATCAATTTGGTGGATATGTAGGAATCAGAGTACAAGAGATTAGTGTATATGAAGAAGGCACACTTGAATTGGTAGATATTTTAGAGTCTCTTTTATTGGAGGCTCATTCATGTTGTGAAGATTTAATAGTTCCGGGTGAAATTGATTCAGATTGTTTAGGCATGGGCGCAATAACTTCCATGCTTAGAAATAATTTATCAGGCACTATGAATTTTGTAGCAGACTCCTCTCAAATAATTGGTGCTGGAGGAACAGACTTTCATAATGAGTTGTCAGTGGATGATAGGGTTAGCCCTGATGGTGTGAAATATGGAGTAGTTGCCTCTATTGAACCGGGAATGGAAATTATAAATTTAAAGTATCCCTACAGGGGAGCAAATGATCCCGGTGCTGTTGGATTTAAATCAACATTGAAAGCATCGGATTTATCCTTAACTAATTATAAATGGAACAGATGTAGAGGAAACGCAGCTGAATGTTATAGAGACCTTCAAACAAGATATGCTGATAGTAAAGGATATAAAGTCTGGTTTGATCATTACAATAATCAAATCAAAGGACAACGAGTAGTAATAAAAGAGGATGATAATGCTGATTTTATTTTAGGACCAATTGGCAGTTTGACAACTACACTCACTACCGAAGATTTTGCCAGTGCTGTTCAAACCACTGGAGTGAGTGGCAGATCAAAAAATTTAATAACACAAGCCGGGGCAGTATTGGACATTGTAGCAGCTGCCCCAGCTTTAGGGTATGGATTGCAACCGGGATACACTTCATGGGGAGTTATTTCATGGTCACTTTTAAAAGCAGGAAATGAAGCTGCTCTTGCTGATCTGGATATGAATTTTGTAGGAGCAGTTTATTATTTATCTGCCACTGGAGATTTAGAAGACATTACTTATCGTGATTTTGTAAAGATTGATCTTGGATCAGAACATCAATTGGAAAAGATAGTTCTGTATAACTTACCTTATAAGAATAGTGGAAATCATAAACAAGGTTTCACTCTTACAGGGTCTTTGGATGACGTGACTTATACCCAACTAACACCTGAAACTACTCATCTGGAGTTAGGAAGTAATGAGGACATGGAAGTTGATGTAGAAGATTCTTCTCCAGTCAGATATATTATGATTGCCTGTAGAGGAGTTAAATGGTCAATTCAGAATGATAATAATAAAGTAATGGGTTTAAGAGAAGTTTTAATTTATGGCACCTCAACTATTTGTGTAACCGCTTGCAATCAATCATGTGTGCCTTATGGGTACAGAGCAAATGCCACAGGGACAATAACATTTAATGCTGGTGGACCTCCTTACACAGCAACAGGAATTGGTACAAATTTTGGAGGAGCAGGAGAGCCAATTGTAGGAAGTGCAATTGCATTGACCGCAGATTTAGATTCATGGGCTATTATTGAAACTATAAATGCTCCCACTGGTGCTAATTGTGTGGAATTGGTATATCCTTATAGTGATTGCGCAGCTGTCCCTGTTGGTCCCGGTGCTTTTAAATTTACAAATAATGATCCTCCATATATCGAAAATGAAGGTGGACATTTCTTAGGTGGTGAAAAGCATGATGATTCAGGGCTCGCCACTGCTTCAGCAGCTAATCAAATAACAGATATTGGAAAAGCATGGATAGTGGATGAATGGAGTAATTCAACTTTAAGAATTCTAGATGGTGCACAAGCAGGGGATTATTTAGTCATTGGAAACACTGCTACTCAATTAAATGTTACTGGAATGCTGGATCCGGGGCTGGCTGTTTATGTTGTTTTCGAAGATAATTTCATAATTGATTGGGTTCCAGATTTAGTTCATAAGATGTTCAATGTTACACATCAAACTCAGTCAGATGAATCAGGTTTAGTTCTAACTGACACACAAGCAAAAGACAGAGCATTTTTATTATTGGATGAAATGAGAAGATTATATAGATTGGTTGTTTGGAGTGGATTATTTGATCCAAGAATAAGTATTTTTGATACTGTGAAAGTAATTGATAATAGAAGAAATGCAGGGAGTGAATCTTTGTATTATTTAGCTCAATCTTTAACAAGACAGGAATCTCAAATAAGAATTGAGGGCACTGAATTTAGTGCAGGAATAGCGGAATGACTACTGGTTTTTCTCCATATACTAATAGGACTGAATCTCGTATTCGTATTACCGGGCGTGTATTTGAGGATAAATTTCGTCAAGCTAATAAATTTAAAAAGCCAGTTGATAGCAATACCAGTATCACTGTGGCTTCTCCACCTACTCCACCTGCATCTTCTTTAATACATATTGACGTGGTTGATCCAACTATAAATGATGATATAAGTGCAGGGTATGAGGTTGGAACTTTATGGATTAACACTGTTTTAGACACTATTTTCATTTGTGTTGATGATACAATAGGAGCTGCGGTTTGGGTTGGTTCAGGTGCGGATGTTAAGGTAGCAATTGATGCCCTTGCTACTGCTGGGTATCTTGGTGCAGCTTATAATGATGGAGTATTTCGAGTTGATGATAGTGATGTTTATAGTGATGGCGGAGATTTTATAACATTATTAATTGAAGAATTTTACACTCGCAGAGATGAGTGGCTTCAGAATGGTTTTGTGAATAGAGCGCTCTCAACACTTTTATTCACGGATGGTACAAGAACTTTAAGCTGTCAACCAACAGGTGTTAATTTTGATTATTATGTTGAGGGAGTTAAATATACGACAACTGGTGATACAGTTATAATCACCAATGTTGAAGGTGTCCATGCTGTTTATTATGACGGTGCTGTTTTAACATCATTGGCAAATCCAACTGATGCTCAAATGAGGACTCTGATTGTAGCAAGATGCCTTGTCTCATTTGTATATTGGGATGTATCAGCGGTTAAAGGAATATATGTAGGTGAGGAAAGACATGGGATGTCAATATCCCCGGTAACACACGCTTATTTGCATTTCATTGAAGGCTGTAGATGGCTCTCCGGTCTTGGCTTAAATACAATGGTTGTGGATGGAACTGGAAACAATGCAACTGATTGTCAATTTGGTGTTGATGCTGGAGCTATTGCGGATGAAGATATATATTGGGCGATTAGTGCAGTAGCATTAGCGACTGGATTGCCCTTGTATTATATGCTAAATGCTGGTGCTGAATGGCAACGATATGTGGATGCTGGCTATTCTATTAGAACGCAAGATGATACTGTTAATACAAGACTTGCATACAATGAATGGACTGGAGCTGCATGGCAATTAACAGAAGTTGCTAATGCTAATTATGTTCTTTACCATGTATTCGCTACGACTGAAAAAGATAAACCTATGATCTGTATCATGGGGCAAAATGAATATCTGAATAAATCAGCCGCAAGGGAAGGGGCTAAAAGTGAAATTCATTCTTTAGTTTTAGATGATATTTTGTTTCCTGAAATTCGACCGATTGCAACATTTATAAATCAGTCAAAATTAACTTACACAAATTTAAAAAATGCAAGGGTAGTTTCAACAGAGGATGGAGAGGATTATATTGATTGGAGAAATGAGGTTATTTCGAGAGTGGCGGTTTCAACAGATCTCCATAATAATCTTTCAGGAAAGCAGGGCGGTACTGCCAGTGAATATTATCATTTAACGAATGCTGAATATCTTAAACTGTTGAAGAAAACATCGACAGATACAGTGGCGGTGAATGGATACACTGATTTCGACTGTGGGGCAATATCAGACGATGCTATTGACCATGTATGCTTTGCTGTCGTTGAATCAATTGACGGCGTTCACCATGCAGAGAATAGACCACGATCCCCACAATTAGGCGGGGTTTCGTTTAAATGGTACAAGGATACAAACTTGTACGTTAGAGTTTACAATGACGGTGCAACCGATGTGACCGTGAAAGTATTTTACACTTAGAACGAGGTATAACAAATGAGAAAACTATGGTTAATATTTATAATGCTTCTATTCATCGGGTGTTCACAGGCAGCTCCTGATAGGTTTGGAGTATCACCGCCAACGATGTCCCCTGCAAGTGCAGCCGAGATGGTCTATCCGGTTCTTATCGGGATTAATGCTAATGCTGATGGAACTGATGAATACTATATATACGCTGAAACGTATTCAACATCAACCTATTCCGGCGTTCAAATTGGTACTGATGATTTCAAACAAGACGTACAAAAAGCGCAAAGAAACGCTATTGTTCACATGACAGATGGTCAATGGATGATTGTGGCTATTGAGGACAGTGGCGATCTTGAATTGTGGGCATCAGATGTAACTGGCTGGGATATAGGCGTTACGTGGACGCTAATTGATGATGACGCAACAAGTGACTGGATAAGCATAGATTGTTTGAGTTATCAAAACGGTATTCATGCGATTAATGCGAATAATTCACCAGTTGGATTTGCAGCTAGTATATTCCCTGATGGTGCAGGGGCTTGGTTTGAATACCCTTATCTACTTGAATCTTATTCAGGTATCACTTTGGACAAAGAATTAACCGGTTGGTTTGTTGCCTACGGTGATGGTTTTTTTGGTATTGGGCATGATTACAAAGCAGATATTTCTACAGGGGGGTATGGAATTGCAGATGCAAACGACCAAATAATAACAGACGATGCTGGTAGTATCTGGCTATTCAAGCCTGACTTTACTGATAACGATTTAGACGTTGCGATATTCACTGACATTTACGGAATCATGCTTGAGGATGATCCAACGCTTAACGCAATCACAGAGGAAATATTAAACCTATCAGGCGATAACACCCTCATTGATTACAACACTGTCACGAACTTTAAGGATAATACAATCCACGTTGTTACTGTTGAGAGAGCAGAAACAGAGGGCGAATTACTTGGGACTTCATACCCTATCAATAGCGGAATTCAAGTCAATAAAGTTTTTTTTGTAACGGGTGATTCAACAGGTGAAATAGCCATTGGCGATACAATCAGAGTTTCCAGTTCAACATGTAATGATGGCGATTACACGGTAGCCGGGACGGGTGTTGTAGGGGCTAGTACTCTCATTCAGACGAATGAGGCTATTCCTTGCGCTACTTGGGACGGCAATATCCAAGAAGTAACCGTTGTCACAATCATGACATACGACCTCAACTATTATCGCAGAGACCAGAATGGCTGGAGCGATGCGACGACAGTTGATACTTGGGTTTTCAATTACGGAACTGCAAATAATGAGGCTGCAAACACGGTTCAGGAATTAGGAACGTTCCCGCAAATAAGCATTAGGAATTCAGGTAGCGATTCAAACATCGTTCTATATTTCTTAGAGGCGATCCCGGCAGCTACATCATATAGAGATTTAAGGCGTGAAATTCTAATCGCAGATGATTATTATCTTTATGCAACGCCAGCGGAATGGACACAAACGACTGATATTGATTCAAGTACTGAGGACGTTAGATTCTGCTTAACGATAGGCAATCACCCAGAACTTTAGCAAATTATCCAGAATTATGATAAACTTTAAATATATGAATTTCACATACAGCACGGAGGCTTGATAGATGAAAGCATTCAAACAAAAGCTTAATGGAAATGCAGGACTCGTAATCACATCAGGAATGATTCTATTAGTGATAGTAGTTATCACGTTTGGATTTATGATAATAGAAAAAGTAGAGGCTGTGACTGAAATTAAAGTTGATAATAAAATCATGACATCCAACAAAGAGATCAATGGAATACTCTCTGAAATGGAAAGTAAGATGGATAATTCATTTCATAATATTGATTTGAGATTGGCAAGAATTGAGGATAAAATAGAAGAGCAAAAATAACGATTGGTGAATTTATTTTATAAAAGGCTGGACAGTATCCTCCCCCTGTCCAGCTAAATTTTAAGTGGTATAATGAAAGTAAGGTGATAAAAAATAATATGATATTTTCAAAATCAGAAAAATGGTTATCCTTTTTTGGATTTCCTCCATTTATTTTTTTTAGTACATTTGTCACAGAATCGGGTACTTGCTTGTGCATCAAATTTAGAACCACAGCGTTGGCAGACTTTAGAATAGTAGTTCTTGAAAGAACACTTTTTGCATTTATATTGACTAATGTCTTGTATGCGTTTAAACATGCTAGGGCTACACCACTTTTCCTTGCCACAAATAACGCATTTAACAATTTGCCCTTTGGCAAGATGAAGTCGTGTATGAACACCCCTTTCGAGAACTTCAAGATTATCTGGGGAGTTGTCTGCTCTATCACCGTTTCTGTGATGAACCACTTCGGTTTTTGTAAGTTTTCGTCCAAGAATAGTTTCCATTATTTTATGGTGTTCTCTTTTGCCATCATAAGCACCATGTTCTTGAGAACAAAGTATAACGTAGCCATCCCTATCGATGGTCTTTCCACATTTGTAACCTGGATGATTTTTTCCTATTTGTTGACACTTTTTCATACCATAATAATAACACCTAGACTAGGTGTAGTCAATGTATATCCAGTCAAATTTTTTATGATATAATCTAGTGAGGTGCATGATGATTACATCGACAAAATTTATTACAAACATAGTAGCGATGATATGCGTTACATTCGTGATGTGCTGGCTGATTCAAATTGAAAACTTAGAATATATCGCTTATTATTTCGGCGCAATGACGGTGTTCGCAGGTGGATACACAGGCACAAAGACATTGCAGAATTTATTAATAAAACCAATCAACAAGAACGGAGGTTCATAATGAAATTAAACAGATTTTACACAGTGATTTTTATTGTAATGGTGATTTTCCTTTTTCAGCCTTTGACAATGGTGAACGCTGATCCTGATGTCAAACTTGGAATACAGGCAGGGCAAGGACTGAGTACCAGCGATGGAATGTTTACAGTATCAAAGTCAATTCTTAAAATATCAACCGTAGATTCGGGGATATTTGGGTTAATTCCTTATTTGACTGAGGACTATCTCCTGCTTGATGCTGATGGAAGCACGGTGTTTCATTCACTTGAAACATTTATGAATATAGGAATGGACACAGACAGTTATCAGGTAAGCGTTATATTCATTGAGGATAATGTTATTGAATATGATTTTGATGGCATTGGTATCAACTGGATACTGCCTATTACATGGACAGAAGAAATCATTTCCTTAACAAAAGAAGAGAACATATACATCAAACACAAGAGCGTTCGATTAGGAGTTTATAATGATGGTGATTCAAACTGGCTAATGAAACTTGATGGTGAATATCCGATATATAACGGTGAAAATTACATGGCTGAATTCAACATTAATTATGGTGGTGGTCATGTGAATGTAGTTCAAGCTTTGATAGATCATCCATTAAGTCCGGGTGGAGATTTGCATATTCAGGCTGGATACTGGCGTGGCGTGTATGGAGTTATGATGACAAAAAGATTTATAAATTAGATAGTTCCTTAGAGAGCCCTTTTGTCGGTCTTCTATTTATTTGGCAGTGAGCAGTTTCTTGCTCACTGTTTTTTATTGTTCAAAACCATTAAAGTAGAAACAGAGACAGACTTTGAATATGAGTCTTGACATGATGTAAGATTTGTATGTATAATGTGCTGGAATGGGAAGTTTAGTACTCCATTATACTATCCAAAATTCCAGAGTTTATTACCTTAAATTTTAAACTCTGGTTTTTTATTGTTCAGAGTTATTTATTAAAGCAAAGTGGAAGATGAATTCTATCAGGATAATTCTTTTGTTCAATGATAAATTGTGACTCTGGTATCCCTGTATTTGGTTCCTTCTTATGCTGAATTGCAAATTTCCAAGGACAATGTTTTGCCCATATTATTAATAAATTTTCATTCATATTTATGAGTATGTTAAAAGGTTTACTGTCTAATTCTTTGAGGGATAAAGGAGCCAAATCATATCTATGATAAAAACCTTTTGTGATTCTCCCCTGTGCTAGGACTAATTCATCATTTAAAAGATACTCACATATTGATCCATTTTCATTAAGGATTAACTCAATTTCAAATGAACTATTCGTATTTCTAATGATCCAAGTCTTTTGTATTATATATGGAGGCTTAAACATTTTCTTTGTCCCAATCCTCCCCTTCCATTGATAAATTTTCTTTATATGCCTGTCCTAGAATTAGAGCATAGACTGAAGCGTCATCACAGGAATCTTCAAATGATTCATTATGCAAAGTTTTATTTTTCAGACTGTTTTGGATCCTTCCAATTTTATCTTTGAACCTGTTAAAAATTCCTCTTAATCCTCCTCCTCTGAAATTAGACAACCAATCTGAATTCCCGGAGTAGTCTGAATTCTTTTGTGCAATCACAATACATAGATCAAATACTTTATGAGCAAACCAAAGCATATTTTCTGGCATTGGAATTTCATAAATACCTTCACCTTGTTTTTGTGCACCTAATATATTGCAATGAGTTGAAAATCCTTTCTCCCCTTGAATTGTGAATTCTGTTTTTTGAGTTACACCTATACGTTCCAATTTTTCTTCATCGAATTCTAATTTAGGATGTATGCCCTTTTTAAAATTTGAAGGACTATCGTTAATGACAGTAATATGAATTTTAAACATTTTTCTCTCCAGATTCTTTTTTAAATTTTTCAGCATGGATAATTCTAGTTTTTGCAATATCCATATATTCTTCATCCATTTCAATTCCGATAAATTTTCTATTCGTATTGGTGCAAGCAACCCCTGTTGTGCCTGATCCCATGCATGGATCAAGGATAGTATCACTTTCATTTGAACTGGCAATAATGAATTCAGACATTAAGCCTAGAGGTTTCTCAGTGGGATGATTTTTATTTCTCCCTGATGGATATTTAAACACTGTATTTCTGCAATGCTCATTAAATGTTGCTTTTGGTTTTTTACCATAAACACATGTTTCAACCCCACTTAACCATATATGCTTACCGTTCATTGGTGATGGGTTGTTTTTTTACCAAATTATTAAACGCCTTGAAATACTGTTCTCTCTGAAGTATCTGTCAATTTGTGAAATTTGCATTGGATCACAAAATACATAAAATGACCCCTTACAAATTCTGGTAATTTCTTGTAGCCATAAATCTAAATCAAAAGTTTCAATATCAGCAACACCTTTATCAAGACTTCTTAATCCATTTGATTTTCGGTTAACAGCATTATATGGTATGTCAGTAATTACACAATTCACACTATTATCAGGCATATCCTTCATAACTTCTAAACAATCACCAAGATATAATTTACAGTCATTAATTTGAACAGGATCCATTTTTCTCTCCAGATTCTTTTTTAAATTTTTCAGGCTTAACTCGTGCCCATTTGAAGTCCTCACAAGCCCCTGTGTTGCCCCATGTCAATTTGCCATCCATAAAAGGGCATCTAATTAGAGTTGATTTTGCTCCAGCGAGCTCTGAGTGGGCACAATTAAGGCATATTTTAGGCAAAAATTTCATTCTACTTCTTCCATTTCAGTAGTCTGTAATTCTAGTCTAATGGTGTGCTTTCTCCCACAAGCAGGGCAATACCGAGAGAACGCTCTGCAAGAATCAATCTTCCCTGTAAATAAATGTTTGATTTTTGTAGCAGGTGGATCATCCTTAAGATCCAAGAATTCAACTATGGTTTTACAAACACACTTCACTAAGGGGGCTTGGAGCGTCTTAATTAAAAGTTCTGATTTGTTTGTATCAGTCATTTGACACCTCTGTCAATTTTGATTCTGGAATATTTTTTAGTTCAAAATCTGCTAACATTTCCTCATAATATAAACGCTGTATGTCAGTGTAGAAACCTTTTTCCTCTAATTCCTTTTCCTGAATCTTGATCTCTATTTTTTGCAGATCAATCTCTGTTTGCTGGAGCATTAATCTTTTGTCTAAAGTTTCCCATCTGTAAATTGTGAAGTTCGTAAATCCCACAACACACAGGAGCCAGATGAGAAGGACTAATGAACATACTCCCATTTTAAATAATCTTTTTTCATTACCTTTAAATTGGTCCCATTGTATTTTCATTTTTATTTCTCCAGTACTATTTTGATTAGATAAATTAATCTATAGTCCCATCTACTCTTGATATGCCATAAGTAAATCGTGGATCTGTTTTTCCTCTTTTACTTTTGACTCCACATGAGTGTGCCCATCTACCTCTTTTTGATACCCATCTGAATCCGGCATTCTTGATTTCATCCCTGATTTCCTTTGAGGGTTTGCCTCCAAAGTCCAGCCAGATCCATTGCCCTACAATTTCAGCATGGGATTTTAAATGTTCTCTGTCAGTTACAAATTGTAATACTGAATCAAAATCCTGTAATTTCTCAATCATCATTTGGTTTGTCATTTTCATTTTCCTTAAGCAGTTTCGAGACTTGCTCAGATCAGGATTGTTTATGCGCTTTCGTCTAACGTATTCTGCAACTTCTCAAAGCATCGAAGCACTCCCTGCGAAAGGCTAAGATCAATCTTTGAACTATTGATTGCATATCTTAAATCGTTTAAATCTTTTTGGATTAACTCGCGCAATCCTTTTTCTTTTTTTTCACTTTTGGTTTCGTTCGTGTTTTTCATTTTCGTTTCCTTTGTTTCTTTGTTTTTAAATCTTACAAAAGTAATTGTAAACCTTTTTTATATCATTGTCAACCTTTTTCCTGAAATAATTTAAATTATTCTTTACCCTCTCAAAGTCTTGTGTTTATCAGGGTTTGAGGAAGATGATTTTAAAAAAAGACATTTATCACTGCATACCTCCATCTAAAATTCTTAAGAATTCTTTTCTATCAATGGATTTGATCCAATGACCAGTTGCGCCTTTCCTGAATTGATTAGCTGTGAATTTATGACGCTTGATATATTCCATCCCAAGAATTGAAAATAAAAAATATTCATTATCTATCTGAATTAACAACCAACAGTTTCCACCCTTTGCATTTCTTCTAATTAACCAACTACATTGCGCCCCTGTCAAATGTGGAATTCTAATTTTTGTAGTTTCTCTGACAGGAAACTTCTTTAAATATTTCAGTTCTATCCAGCCATTATTCCCCCTGTATCCAAATGAGACATCAGGCACCCCCATTCCAATTGAATCTTCATGCCTTGTTGCATCCCATTCCCCACCAATTTTTTTCTTTAAATATCGCCATAGATTTTTTTCGCTTGACATATTTAACCTCACCAATCATATTCTGAAATATCATCTTCTACT